CGCAAGCTATGTCGGCAATGACTTTCAGCCACCATCAGCGGCTGCAATCGTCGCGCAAGACCGGATTGCCACCTGGCGGGCGAAGTTCGGATACGAGTCCGGCTCAGGAACAGTCACAGAGGCAACCGGAGTAGTCAATACGGCCAACAAGTTTTCGTGGGATGCCTGCGTGCCGATTCAGGATTTCCCCACCTTCGCAGTAGCTGACTACCTGACCGCATCCGGCGGCACGGCTGGGGCAAAGTTCCTCACCGATATCCGACCGCGCTCAGTACAGGCGGCAGAGCAGCACAGCCTAACCGCGCTGTTCGGTACGGATACCGTAAACAAGGTTGTGGAGTTTAAGAGTTACAACGCAGGCGGCACTCTGTTGCAGACGGTGACAAAGAACCGCACCTACACCGATTACAAAGACCGTCTGCTATGCATCGATACAAGCTTTAACAGCATCGGGTTTACTTCGGGCAACGAGGCGTACTACACGGTGCAAGTCTACCCGTCCGGCTACGCGGGCAAGGCATCGGAAACCATGCGGTTTAACCTTTGGTCAGAGTGTTCCAAGTACGATCCGGTAACCCTTCACTTCCTGAACACCCTGGGCGGATTCGATTCGTACACCTTTCGCAAGCGCACGGTACGCAGCCTAAATGCAGAGCGCAAGACATTCGAGCAGGATGCCTTCCGATACACGGCAGGCAGTTACAACTACGCCAATAGCCGGGGCGGCGTGAGTAATTACAACACAACACTTACCGAGCAATGGGTGCTAAACACGGACTTCCTCACGGACACCGAGGCTGAGTTCATCGAGCAGCTTGTCTTTAGCCCTGTGGCATACATGGGTAGCTTCAGCGCATTGGAGAAAGTGACAATGGTTACGGCTGACTTTGAGCGGAAATACAACCGCGATGGACTGGTGCAATACTCAATCACCATTCAGCGGGCATTGAAAGACCGGAGGCAACGCCTATGATGCGCCTTTTTATTGAAGGGCGGCAGTTGGATATTGCCGAAAACGAGGCATTGCAGGTTACACGGGAGATCGCCGACATCCGCGAACCGGATGCCCGGTCTTCGGATTGGAGCAAAACGTATCGGATTCCAGGCACGGCGAACAACAACCGCATCTTCGGACATATCTTCGACATCAATCAGGAGCAGCTGAACACCGGCACTCAATTCGCGCCCGACTTCAATCCGAACAAGAAAGCGGCTGCCCTTGTGACCGTGGATGAGGTAGAACAGGTGCGCGGATATATGCGGCTGCTGAACATCAACGTTATCCGGCGCGGGGAGATTGAATACGAAGTCAGCGTGCATGGCGAAGGCGCGGACCTATTCGCAAAGATTCGCGACCGCAAGCTGTACGAATTGGACCTATCTGACTTCAATCACACGGTGACAAAGACGATTGTTAAAAATTCATGGAGTCATAACTGGGCAGACGGTTACGTTTACCCGCTTATCGACATTGGCAGGGGCGCGAATTTGGATGTGATATGGGGCGTAAACGAATTGACCCCATGCGTATTTGCAAAGCCCGTGGTGGACCGCATTTTTAGCGATGCCGGATTCAGCTATACCTCAGATAGTTTCTTCAACTCCGATGAGTTCAAAGAGTGGGTGATACCTGCACCCGGATTTACGCGGCTGACACAGGCTGAGATTGACAACCGGGCGGCGAAAGCACAGCGCAGCAGTGGCGCGAATTATGCCATCGGGGCAACGGTAGTATTCAACGACAAGACCAGCACCGAAATGTTTGACCCGGGCAGCAACTTCGATACCAGCACCGGTAAATACACAGCTCCTGCATGGGGCGGACGGTATGCGGTAGCTGTCAGCCTTGACGTAACCATTACGGGCCTGAGTGACATTACTTACCCGACCATTACGGCGGAGTTTGGAATCTATGTGGATGGCCGATTAGCGGAAACCGTGAACAGCGGGTTCATGACCAATAACGCGGTAGGCGGTGCAAGCCGGACCAGCTTTAGCGTAATGCAAACCATATTCGCCGGGTTTGGCGAAGAGATAGAGTTAAGGCCCAAGGCGGTATATGATTTGGGCGTGGGTTCATCTGCGACGATTATAACCACCGGGTTTACCATTACCGTCAATACAGGCAGCTACATCAGGATTTACCCGATGGCACAGGGCGGGCAGACGATAGACTTTAATAGTTTCTTTTCCGCTCAGGACTGGACACAGGGCGAATTTCTGCGAACAATGATTCGCATGGCTAACCTGTACATTGAGCCAACGGGCAAGGGTAACGAATTGCACATTGCACCCCGCGATGACTTCTATCGCGATACGGTTGTAAACGACATTACCGCGAAGATTGACCGCAGCCAACAGATGACCATTACCCCAATGGGTGAACTGGAGGGCAACCCGTATGTGTTCACCTACAGGCAGGGGCAGGACGTGGACAGTAAAGAGTATGCGGACGCGATGGGGCGGGTGTATGGTGAGGCCCGGGTGTTTACCGATAACGACTTTATCAAGTCCGAAAAGAAGATTGAGATACCATTCGTTTCTACGCCGTATATCTCAGGCAACGGCGGTAAAATTCGCATTGCGGCCATGCAGACCGAGCGCAAGACACAGGGCGAACTTCGCATTTTGTACTGGTCCGGCAAGGTTAGCAACGAATCATGGCTATTGGCGGATGAGGTAGTTAGCCCTACCTATTGGCTTAATGGCGAAAAGATAGACGGCGGGTATCCTCACGCCGGGCATCTCGATGACCCCTTCACCCCGACAAAGGATTTGAACTTCGGGATGCCTTACTACATCAACCTTCCGGCGGGGGTAAGCTACACAAATAACAACCTTGTGAACCGCTATTGGCGTAAATACCTGGCTGAGGTTGCGGACCGTAATTCTAAGTTGGTGACGTGCATGGTAAACCTGCGCGCGGGTGATTGGCAGAAATGGTCCTTCCGTGACCTGTATTTCTTCGATGGGCAATATTTCCGGCTTAACAAGATCATTGACTATGTACCCGGCGGCGAAGATCTGACCCGCTGCGAGTTCCTGAAACTGAAGACGGCGGCGGTGTTCACCCCTTCCAACGGCGATGCGGGCGGCGGGTACGATGTTAAAGACGATTACAACGAGCGATGGCCTGACCTTTACACCGGCGGACCGGGGCAGGGGCGCAAGTTTGCATGGGCAACGCACGGCGGCGGCGGGCAGGGTTACAGGCCGGTACTTGATTGGCTGCAAGGCGTGGACAATTTAACCCGGGCAGACATCGGCACACCCGGCACAGGTGACACTTATCGCCCCGCTATCCAATGGACAGGGGCAGACTGGAACATAGTTTTAATTCAAGAACCATAATGGCAAAAAAGATAGTACAGCCCGTAGAGGTGCAAGCCTCGGTGAAAGGCGATGAATCGGTAAAGAGTTTCCGCGCTCAACTGCGAGAAGCACAGCAGGAAGCATTAAGGCTGGCGGAGGCATTCGGTGAGACCGATGCGCGGACGCTGGCAGCAGCGGGCAAGGTAGCGCAGTTGCGCGACCGGATGGATGACCTTAATGCGACGATTGCGGGCCTGCATCCTGACAGGTTCGAGCGCATTGCGACAATTACCGGAACACTTGCCAACGGCTTTGCGGCGGCTCAGGGCGCGGCGGCTTTACTGGGCGGCGAATCTGAAGAACTTCAGAAACAGATGGTTCGTGTGCAGGGGGCTATGGCACTCAGCCAGGGTATCGCTGGGATAAAAGACATGGGCAAGCAGATTGCGGGCCTTGCGGGCGATGCGAAGAAGATGCTCATCCCTGCCTTCACTTCCGTGGCAGGTGCAGCGCGGGCAGTTGGCGCGGCGTTGGGTATCGGGCTAATTATCGCGGGCATCACGGCCTTAATCGCGCTTGTTCAGAAACTTGACATCTCTCTGGACGGCGTATCCAAATCCGATAAGAAGCTATTGGAATCGCAGCAGGCACGGCTGAAGGCATCGCAGGATCAGGTAGATGCGCTCGATGCATCCGATAACATTCTGAAGGCGCAGGGCAAATCGGAAAAGGAAATCCTGCAAATGAAGATTGCCGCTCTGAAGGTGGTAATCGACAATCAGCGGGCGGTCATCGAAACGAGTAAGGCACAGGCAACGGCACAGATAGCGGCATCTCAGCGCAATAAAGATATCCTTGTGGGTATCCTGAACTTCATCACAGCCCCGCTCAGGCTGCTATTGAACACCGTGGATGCGGTGGCCTCAAAACTTGGGTACGAAACCGGATTGCTAAAGGGCTTTGAAGAGATGGTGCAGAGCGTATCGACTATGGCCTTCGACCCTGCGGAAACCAAGAAGCAAGCGGATGCGGATTTGAAAGAAATGCAGGACGGCCTGCTGGCAATGCAGAATACGCTGGCTGGTCATCAGTTGGCAGTCAAGGCGATTGACGCAAATGCTGCCAAGGAAGCGAAGGCGGCACGGGATGAGGCAGCAGCGGAAGAGGCAGCAAAGGAAAAGGAACTGCAATCGCAGCGGGAGCAGCGGGAAAAAGAAGAATTAGAGCGGACAAAAACGAGGCTTAAAGAAGAAGAGGCAATCCGAAAGGCTGCGCTTGAGGAACGAGCGCGGCAGGAAAAGGAGCATCTTGATTACGTAAACAGCCTGTACGCAGCAGAGGCAGCAGCGCGCAAACAAAGCACAGACATATTTTTCAACAACCTGCGCGAAAGGCTTGCAGCGCACGAAGAACACAAGCGTACAATAGAAGCAGCTACCTCTCAAAGCCTCGGTGCATTGGCCTCACTATTCGATCAGGGCAGCGCAGCGCAGAAAGCCTTTGCATTGGCTCAGATTGCGGCTGACAGCGGCGCGGCTATTGCGGCTGCACTTCGCAACAGCCAAAGCCCAACACCTGACAATGCGGCCACCGGCGGTCTGGCAGGTTTGGCAAAGTTTGCGGCCATCGCGGCTGTCATCATCACCAATTCAGCACGGGCGGTTCAGATTGTCAAGGGCGGCAACAGGGGCGGCGGCATCTCAGCACCGGCGGGCGCAACCGGCGGCGGAATCCAGCGGCCATCCCTGCCATCCTCATCGACCCTTGGCGGCGGTTCACAGATGGCGGGCGAATGGAACACCCGCGTATTCGTGACCGAAGGCGATATCACAGGCACACAGCGTCGGGTGAATATGCTCCGGGGGGCGAGTGTGATATGAACGGCAAACTGACAGCACTACAGCGGCAATACCTCAACCGATTAGGGCGCGGGCAGGTAGAGCAGCCTACCCTATCGGGTGACCTGCTGTCCGACCTGGTTCACGGGTGGACTGAGTACACCACCGATCGGCTGAAACAAAGCCTGCTGAATTCCAAGTTACCCGGAAACCCTACCTCAGGCCGGGCAAGCATGAGCCTGTTCCAATCTCTCGACGCAGCCCGGACTCGGAAGATGGGCAATGAGGTAAGGGGAGCAATTAATGCCAATGATTATTATGATGCGGTAGACCAAGGCCAAAAGCCGGGCCAATCAATCCCCACGCTATACGCAGCACTTGGCGGAAGCACGGGCTGGGTTCGGCAAAAGGGCATTGTGTTAGGCAGCGAATGGGGCAAGACGGATACACAGCGAAGGCAGAGTTTCGCGTATGCCGTAGCCCGGAAAATCAACCGCAAGGGAACGGTCGGCAACCAGTTCTTTTCCAAGGTCATCAATCAGCAGACCTTCGACGAATTCAGCGAATATCTCGGACAGGCAATGGGGCAGCAGATTGCAACCTCATTCCAGATTCTCAGCCAAAATAAGGACAGATAGCCCTTCGGTACATTATAGGTAGTGGACAACGTTTACTACTTAGAAATCGAAGACGGCGATGGCCTGACACAGGTCAGCCTTGTGCAGTCACCCGCGATTGAGGAAGACTTTCACTTTTTCAGCGCGGAGCAATTCGTTGAGCCGACAGCGGGAGAGACTGAGCAAGAATTTATTAGCCGGTGCATTCCGGTGCTGATTGGCGAAGGCAAAGAGCAGGAGCAGGCAGCGGCCATCTGTTACAGTTATTGGGAAGACAAGGAAAAGCTGTCTTCTTTTTCGGACTATCCACAAGCAGCCAGGGAGAATGCAGAACGCGGCATCCGCCTTAACGAGGCCATCAATAACCGATGCGCAACACAGGTCGGCAAAGTTCGCGCACAACAGATTGCATCCGGCGAAGCCCTGAGCGAGGAAACCGTTAAACGCACTTATTCGTATCTGAGCCGGGCGAAAGAATACTACAACCCGGATGACGATGAAGCCTGTGGCACGATCTCGTACCTGTTGTGGGGCGGAGAAGAAATGCTAAGGTGGGCTGAATCCACGCTGAACCAAATCGAGAAAGACCGCATGGCCTTTTCCATCGAATCCGAGGAACGGCGATTGATTACAGGCCCGGCCATGATTGCGGAAAAGCCCATCATGCGAAAGTCTGAATCCGGTGAGACTTATTACGTCAAGTTCAGCAAGGAGACCATCCGCAAGGCTGTCAAGCTGTGGGCATTGCAGAATAAGTACAATGCGGTAAACGCTGAACACGCCAACCCGGTGGGAGGTGTCTACCTGATGGAGTCATGGGTTACAGACGAATCGCGGGGCATCGCACCCCCGAAGGCATGGGCAGACGCAGCCGATGGCAGTTGGTTTTTGACCTATTACGTGGAGAATGACCAAGTATGGCAGGATGTGAAAGACGGCAAGTTCCGGGGCTTTTCCATTGAGGGCTATTTTACGGACAAGCCAGCACAGGCCGAAGAGGAAACCATGTCTGCCATCGCGGCCATTCTCGCAAAGTGCGACAATCTCAAATTCGAAACATTATCAGAAATGAGCGCAATCAATAAACTGAACGAAATCAAGAAGCTGCTGGGCTTTTCCGTAGAGGAAGAACCGGCGGTGAAGTTCGCGGAATCCACGCTGGTGGATGGTACGGTTATCCGCTTTCCCGGCGAAGAAATCGCCATGCTCGGCGTAGGCTCGGTGTTGGAAGTACAGACTCCCGAAGGTGACTTCGTACCTGCCCCGGACGGCACACACGAAACCGCTGAGGGATACCTGGTTACCACCGAAGGCGGCATTGTTACCGAAATCGTGGAGAAAGCACAGGAAGAAGAACCCGCTGAAGAAATGGAAGTTGACCAGTTCGCCGCGATCCGCGAAGAATACTCCGCAAAGTTTGCCGAACAGCAGACCGCAATCGAAAAACTGACAGCCGCCATCGAGCGACTGACCAGCGCACAGGCCAAGACCGTGGAAGTGATTGAGCAATTCAGCGCAATCCCTGCTGCTGAACCTGTGAAGAAAGTAAATGGACTCCGTGGCGAAGCTGCACGCCGCGATGAGCAATTGGAAAAGTTCGCAGCCGCAATTCGCAACATCAAAAACGCAAAATAAAACATGGCATTCGTAGTTACAGACCTCGACAATTACGGGAAAGAAGACCGCCTTCCGCTCCTGTACAAAGCCCTCTTCGGCTCTCCCACCGCAAGTATGTTGCAAGGCGCAGGGCAGGTTATCCCCGGCATCAAAACCTCGGACAACCTGAACATCCTCGACAGCACCATCTTCTTCCAGGCTAACGGCTGTGAACCAACCACAAGCGGAAGCACCACATTCAGCAAGCGTACCTTGACCGTAGGTGACATTCAGGTTTATGAGACCCTGTGCCCGAAGGCTCTCAAAGTTAAATGGATGCAAACTCAGATGGCCGCTGGTTCACGCGGTGACAATGAACTGCCCTTCGCTGAGCAAATCGGCAACGAGAAAATTCAGAAAATCGCCAACGAACTTGAGACCGACATCTGGCAGGGTACTATCGCCAACAATCAGTTTGACGGCTTTAACACCATCTTGACCGCTCTCGGATTCGGCGGCGCAGGCGATCCTATCCAGGGCAACCCGACCACCGGCGGCGGATGGACACAGCTCACCAGCTTGACTACTTCCAACATCGATGACGCGGTTCTGAAGATGGTGAATCAGGCACAGGCCAGCACCGATGGTAAGGCCATCCTTTCCCGCGAAGACCGTTTCTTCGCAATGGGTGTGGATACCTTCCTCTTGTACAAGCAGCACCTGATTGCAGCCAACAACTATCACTACAACCCTGAGACCGGCGAGCAGTTCATGTGCATCGAGCCTATCACAGGCACGAAGGTGTACGGTCTGCCCGGCCTGAACGGTACGGACAAAATCCACTTCAGCTATTGGGCCAACTACTACATCGGTACTGACCTCGTGGGCGAA